TGAATCAGTGTTACGAGCATGCGCGCCGGCGCGGTAAGTATTGACAACTTCCCAGGTGGGTAGTTGATAGCAGTACCAGAGATTGCTTTTGCTATTTCCATAGCCATCTGTTCTGAAGACATGTTGTTATCCATGCCGCGCTTTACAAGCATCTCAATAGGTTCAGTCAGCCCACCTAGTTCATGTTTACGTTTATCCACAAATTACCTTCTCTATGGTTGACAGCCCCATACTACTCATGTATATAGTAGTGTTGCAAACATCGTCGAACGATGAGGAAGCAGAGGACACCATGAGCGTACAGAACAAACAGGGAGAAGCAACACCAAAGTTCTCTCGCCTGAAAGAAAACCTATTGAGTCTTTCTTCTAGCGATAAACCCGGCGCTTGTGTTGTTGGAAAGATAGCTAATTCGCTTGACGAGGAAACCCGTCAGGCGTTTTTTGCTGTTATGGCCAGTACGGCATCGTCCAATTCAATCGCCAACACCCTCCGTGAAGAAGGGCTAGTAGTAGCCCGCTCTACGGTTGTACAAAAACGAGCATGTTTCACTGAGGGCGGGTCCCATATGTGTGCGTGCTTTCCAGGCCTCTATACAGGAGAAGCAAAATGACAGAAAAGAAACTGACCGGGAAGCTCACCAAGCTCGCCACCAAGGAAAAAGTTGACTCCCAAAAGACCAAAGTCTTGGGTGATATCGCCCAGATGCTGGAGCGCAAAAACATCAGCTTGGATGACATCGGTACTATTCAGCGCGTTTCGCTCTACCAGTCACTCACCAAAAACGATGAAGGGGAGGCAGAAGTACACGATTTGGTCGCTCTGCAGTTCTCGCCGGCCTTCGAAGATGGTCCAAAATGGCCAGTTATCCAGCCAGGACCCTCAATACAAGTACCAAAAGTCAAGGGTTCCAAGAAACCCAATAAGGGCTTCAAAACATGCGTGATAGTTCCTGATATCCAGATTGGATATTTCCGTAATGCCGAAGGCAAACTGGAGCCAACCCATGACGAGCGTGCTATCAGTATCGCTCTACAGATTATCGAGGACCTAAATCCAGAGTTAATCGTGTGTGTAGGCGACAACTTGGACCTTCCTGAGATGGGTAAGTACTTGACATACCCTTCTTTCCAGCAAACAACCCAGGCATCTATTGACGCCGCAACCACTCTTTGTGCTCAAATGCGCGCGGCTGCACCAAATGCAGTTATCAAGTGGCTTGCAGGAAACCACGAAGAGAGACTTCCCAAGTACCTTCTTGTCAATGCAGCTGCAGCATATGGACTCCGCAAGGGCAATACTCCTAAGGATTGGCCAGTAATGACAGTTCCTTATTTGTGCCGTATGGAGGAGTACGGAGTAGATTTCCTTCCAGGATATCCAGCTAGCCACTACTGGATTAACGAAAAGCTTAGAGTTATCCACGGCGACCGTGTCAACTCTAATGGCGTCACAGCAACCCGCTATCTAAGCAATGAAAAGGTATCCGTTCTCTATGGGCACATCCACCGTATCGAAATGGCATTCAAAACTCGTGAAGACTTTGACGGACCACGCACCGTTATGGCGGCTAGCGCTGGATGTCTTGCCAGGATTGATGGCGCTATTCCTTCTACTAAGGGCGGGGTTGACCTAGACGGTCGTCCACTTGTTCGCCACGAAGACTGGCAACAGGGTCTCGGCGTAGTTACTTACGAGGACAAGGGCGAGCACCGGTTTTCATATGAAACTGTCCACATCTATAACGGATGGGGTCAATACCGTGGAACAGAATACAAGGGTTAAGGATAAACGAAGCCCAAATCATCCCTGCAATGTTCCAGAATGCTGGATACACGTAAGGGAAAGAGAGAACTACTCCATATGACAACCATAATAGGAATCCAAGGAGACGACTACTCCCTAATAGTGGCTGACTCTCGCATCTCCGATATTGACAGAGACGGTGACGTCCTTCAAATAAGCACTCTGGCTACAGGATTCAATAAGGTGGCTAGTTCTAAACAGTTCCTTATTGGTGCTGCAGGTGACCTAAGGGCTATAAACCTTCTCCATCACGCCTTTGTACCGCCTCCACCCCCTACTGTCACGGGGAAAAAGCTGGATGCGTACATAACTGTCAAGTTTATTCCTGAACTACGCGCCTGCTTTGACCTACATGGGTACTCCATTCCAGAGAGAGACTCAAGCAGTCATATAGCCGAACAGGGCTCGACCATCATGTGTTCCATAAACGGGAGCATCTATATCATCGACAGTGACTACTCTTGGATAGTAGAACAGTCAGGAATGTACGCAATAGGCAGTGGCGGAGCATATGCGCTTGGCGCGTTACACGCCCTCGCCGGCGGGAAAAAGCTAGAACTGCAACAGGCGAAGAGGATTGCCTTAAAAGCGATTGCCATAGCAGCGAAGTATGACCCCTGTACTGGGGCTCCGTACTCTACGCACACACAAGATACGCCTACATCAACACGACAGGTAAACAAAAGTGGCACGAGAACTATCCGGTAAAGAACTACCCGAAGAAGAAGTACCTGAAGTTCCTTCCGAACTAGAGATACAAACTAAAGGTTGGATGCACTTCGCCAACTGTAAAGGCCAGACGTTAACGATGTTTCCCAAGGCACATAAGGATATTAGCTACATCATCGGTGCTAGAGCCCTGTGTGACAAGTGCCCTGTGAGAGCTAGATGCTTAGACTACGCACTGGAGTTCCCAGTAGCCGATATGCACGGTATCTGGGCTGGGATGACGAGCAGACAATTAGCGGCAGAACAGAGACGAAGAGGCGTCGGACCGATTAGACCTACGCTGTCGCAAATGTGGGGAGACCGCTAAAAAACCCTCTAGATACCCCGCACGCCGCATTTTTTGCAGAATCTCATATTTTGTAGTTGCTGCCACTCGGGTTCGCAGTCAGTTCGTCCACAGGGTTGCGTAAGTTTCTCGCCCGCCATGTACGCGTGTATCTGGTCAGCAGTAGTCGGAATGCGACTAGTGGGGTCTGGTGCCGGCGGTAGGCCCTTCTGTTCCCTGAGAGCCTCTAGGACGACCGCAGAGACCCACTGGTTGATGGTGGCGTCACTCGAGGCGCAGTGCTCTACTAGCTGGTTCTTAAGCCAGCCAGGAACGCGTATGACGATGTTGTACTTACCGTCTGGCTTACTGGCTCGTAGAGGCTTCCGAGACATCTCTCTGCACTAACGTCAAGAGATACTCGGTGATTGTCATGTCATACCCATCAGCCACATCGACGATGAGGTTCTTCATATCCGTCGGGATGCGGATGGTTATTGTGGTGGAATCGCCGGCTGCATGTTTCGCCGGCCTTCCCATTCTCTTGCGCATGCAGGAAGGCTAGTCTAGTTCTCTACTCCGTAGTGGAGGGCTTCCCACTTAGAGACGATTTCCTGGTACGCTTCTAAGAAGAATGAACGGTCTCCATTGGTGCTCACTGACAGGGAAGATATGCCTCCCATCGCTTGTACGGTTTCGAGCACGCAGGGATGACAGCTACCTTCAGAGTAAGTGCCTGTATTTACTGCTCGACCCAGAGCTTGCGCTTGAGCCCATGCGAACGCGTGGGCCGGCGGTGACAGGAGTCGGCTGCTCATCGCCTTCTTTCGCACAAGACCTGGACGAGGCATGTAAGTGTCGGAAAGAGCTAGGGCGTCTACTGCAGCAAGCGCCTCCTCATACGAGAGTCCACTTAGCGCTCGATGCCACGGTGTCAAGACGGTCTTCTTTACTGGCGCGGAGCTGGGCAGCCTGTCGTTCCAGTTTCCGTAAATGAGCTCTACGAGCTGCTCAACTTCCTTCGCGTTCACTGTACTCCTCTGCTAGGTCCACGAACTTGGCGATGCGCCACTCGTCGCGGAATATAAGTTCAACCGAATTGTACTTTTTGCCTGAGTCGTTTCCACCCATATGGAAGTCAGAGAAGCTGCATCCAAGAATTGCTTTACTAGCTATCTCGTACCCGCACGTACCTAATGCATTCTCTAGTGCGCGCCGGCGTGATGGAGTAAGAGCATGCGGTTTCCCGCGAGAGGAACTATGAATCTGTAACCAATAGTTCCAGAGAGAAAGTATGAGCTCTTCCGACACCGGATAGATGTTGGCATACTTTTTTACGTGTTCTTTTTTACCCGACATAAAGTTCCCTTCTTATGTAGTTATAGTAAAACTAGCTGGTGAAGTTGTACTACACACTAGTTATAGTACAGAGAGTTATTCACTTTCGTTACAGTAGTAATTCTACTGAACTAGTAATTCATATCCTGTTTACTCTTAGCGAAGCTAAGACTAAACACGGAAGCTAGTTACTCTACTAAAGGCCCTCCCCCCTATAGTCCCCCCTCCCACGAGGAAGAGACTATAAATATAAATATAGACAACGCAAAAGAGACCTTGCTGAGTTAACTGCAAAGCTTATTGGAAGGTTATTGGCGCGCCTTCGATTGGAGAAGCTCACTGTACATGAACTTGTTCGTCGTGTCAAGTCAAGTTGATAACGACTCGGCAACGATACTAACAGCATCTTCCGCCACCGTCAACTTCAAGCAAGGGAATTTTTGGTTGTTAGCCCCGCGATGCTTTATCCTCCCCCTATGGATGGTGTAAAGTATCTCCGGGAGATAGGTCCCCTTCCCTGCTCCCAATCGAGTAGAGCTGGCGTGTTGGTAGTAGGTGACCAACGCGCCGGCTCCTCACTCGAGATACTTACTTATTCCAGGGAAAGCCCGAACGTGCCGGTCTCGAGCATGATTCCTATAGCTGCGTAGCCAGAGACGTCCATGATGTTGTCGCGCACCGATTCGTTCTGTGGGTCCTTCCCAGTAGCTTGGAGGTTCTCCAGGCGTGCAATCTTGTCGTGGCAGCGGACAATGACCCCATAGGTCCCAAAGCGCTGGATGTTGTCATGACCGTAGTCGCGTTGCTTACGTACCAAGGTTGACGTCAATTCTTCGCCAGTAAAACCGCTGCCGGAATTCGCGGCGTATCGCATAGCTGTATGGCC